TTGGCCGCAAGTCAGAGAGGTCTTGATTTCTCTTGGGTACACTGCTTCGTATTCCAATAATGCGGTGAATATACATGGCTAAAAGTATACCGAAATACACCGTTATAAAAGACACAAGGGAGCAGGATGGCTGGTTTTTTAGCTCTTACGACAAGTGCGAGGGTATGGAGATTGGAACGCTTCACACCGGAGACTATACCCTAAAGGGATATGAGGATGTTGTCTGCATAGAAAGAAAAGCATCTGTCTCCGAAATAGGTATGAACTTAGGAAGGAAAAAAGAGGCGTTTTTTAATGAAATGGAGCGCATGAAAGATTTTCATTTCCGCTACTTGCTGCTTGAGTTTTCTGCTTCGGATGTGATAAACTACCCAATGAGCTTGCTTGACGAAGAAGATAAGCGCAAATACGAACTTTATAAAAGCGGCCAGATTAAAAAACCAACAGGAAAGAGATTTGATATTGTTGACCAAACAAGGCTTAGTGGTAAATATCTTATGAAGTCTCTCATGGAAATATCCATAAGGCGAGATATAAATGTTATTTTTTGCGACAATAAGTATAATGCTTTTATAATTTGCAACAGCATCTTCAAGAGACTAAATGAACTTTTTAATGGAAAAGACAATGACGCTCAATAGAGATATGGTTGGCGAAATTCATGGATATGGGATAGACGTAAAAAATAGGGAAATATATATAAATGAGTTTGATGATTCGGGTGAGTCTGCTGGCGTGGATCATCGTATGTTGCAGAATTTTATAAAAAACATAAATATACTTAAAAGTCAAAACACTGAACCAATAACCATTCACATGCAAACAGTGGGCGGTTGCTGGTATTCCGGTATGGGTATATATGACTGTATCAAGAGTTCTAGGTGTAAGACTACTTTTATAGCATATGGACAGCTTTGTTCTATGGGTACGGTTATAATTCAAGCCGCAGCAAAAAGACTGATAACCGCCAGCTCTTCGTTTATGGTCCATTGGGGCAGCAGCGAAATAAGTGGACATTACCTAAGCTCGCAAAATCTAGCGGCTTTTGAGAAGTCCGCAGCGCAGCAGATGATTGATATTTATTCTGATAGGTGTTATAAGTCTGGTAAATTTTTCAAAGACTCAGGATATTCTTTGTCGAAGGTTAAATCATACATAAAAAGAAAATTAAACAACGGGGATTGGTATATGTCTGCTGAAGAAGCCGTATACTATGGCTTTGTGGACGGAATATATAAATGAAAGATCATTCAAAACAACTAGAAGACGCTTGGCTTGGTATTGACGTAGATGAGTCAACCTTGTTCAATCCTATGGATTTCGTTATGCAGGACTCTGACAACGAAAAACTGCTAGAAAGAATAGCTTGGTTAATGATGCGTCCAGAGTATTTTTCATTTGCATGTAAATATATATTAAATATTGAAGTATCTCCTTTCCAGTCTCTGCTTCTTTATGAGATGTGGAACAGAAAGTTTCCAATGCTTGTCGGTAGTCGCGGCATGGGTAAATCTTTTATATTGTCCGTTTACCCGTTGCTTCGCGCTCTGTTTATGCCTAGAAGAAAAATAATTGTTGTAGGCGCTGCTTTCCGTCAGTCCAAGGTTTTGTTTGAGTACATGGACACCATATGGAAGAATGCGCCAATATTGAGGGACTTGTGTTCAAGCAATAGTGGGCCTAGAAGAGATGTGGATAGGTGTGTTATGCACATCGGCCAAAGCACTATTACTTGTCTCCCGCTCGGTGACGGTAGCAAGATCAGAGGTCAGCGTGCTAATGATATCATTGCTGACGAATTTGCCTCTATTCCTAGAGATATTTTTGAAAACGTTGTTGCTGGTTTTGCTGCCGTTGCCGCTTCTCCAATAGAAAAGGTCAAGCAAAAAGCAAAAGAAAAAAAGGCCAAAGAGCTTGGGATACCTATTAGCGCCCCAGAAGACAGAGATACTGGCGCATCTAAATCGAACCAAATTATTTTATCTGGAACGGCATATTATGATTTTAATCATTTTGCTGAGTATTGGAAGAGGTATCATGCTATAGTATCTAGTGCGGGAAAAGAAAACAAGCTACAGGAAGTTTTTGGCGGCCCTGTTCCAGCAGACTTCGACTGGAGAGAGTATTCAGTTATTAGGATGCCCGTAGATAGGCTTCCAGACGGATTCATGGATAGCGGTCAAATAGCTAGAGCAAAGGCTACTGTTCACTCAGGTATTTATCAGATGGAATATGGCGCCGTGTTTACTACGGACAGTCAGGGGTTTTTCAAGAGGAGTTTAATAGAATCATGCACAACGTCTCAGATGAAGCCAATAACACTGCCTTCTGGAGATGTGTGTTTTGAAGCTATGCTAAAAGGCGATCCAAATAAAAAATATATTTTTGGTGTCGATCCTGCTTCCGAGGTTGATAATTTTAGTATAGTGGTTTTAGAGCTAAATAGCGATCATAGAAGAATAGTCCATTGTTGGACGACGACTAGAAAGCAACATAAGGAAAAGTTGAAATCGAAATTAGTAACGGAAGACGATTTCTATTCATACTGCGCTAAAAAAATAAGACAGTTAATGAAAGCCTTTCCTTGTGTTGAGATCGCTATTGACGCTCAAGGCGGTGGGATAGCAGTTGTAGAAGCTCTGCAAGACAGAGATAAGATTGGCGAGGGTGAAGTTCAAATATGGCCCACGATAGAAGACAAAGAAAAAGACACAGACTATCACTCTGGGTTACATATTCTTAAATTATGCCAATTCGCTAAGGCTGATTGGTTGGCAGAGGCTAATCACGGTTTAAGAAAAGACTTTGAGGATAAGTGTGTTTTACTTCCATTTTTCGATACGGCTAGCATAGGTCTATCTATTGAGCAAGATAAGGTTTCTGGTAGACAGTATGATACGCTTGAGGATTGCGTGATGGAGATAGAAGAGCTTAAAGATGAGCTTTCCATGATCGTTATGACTCAGACATCAAGCGGCAGAGAAAGATGGGATACGCCAGAAGTAAAGCTTGGCGCTGGTAAAAAGACTAGACTGAGAAAAGATAGATACTCCTCTCTTATAATGGCTAACATGTCGGCTAGACATTTTACAACCGTTGAGAAAATAACAGAATTAGAAGTTGGCGGATTTGCTGAGTCTAATGCTTCTAGATTTGGAAATTCTGGCAAACTATACAATGGGCCTGCTTGGTTTTCAGATAAAATCCAAGATATCTATTAAATTGTGTAATAATAGTATTACCATTTCTATTAACAATACCATTGGGAAAATTAAATGTCTGACGATCTTTATCTAACATGGGATAACGAGTCTCAAAAACAAGAAGCATACAAGTCTACGGCTAACAATATTGACGCCTACGAAGGTATACAAAAGGCTTCTGCTCATTCATACGGCAGAAGAACCAGCTATATTGATATAGAGCCTAATCGCTCCGTCAGAACCAGCTTTAATAGAAGTGATTACAATGCTTTTCGTCCCGGTGAGGCTGTTGCCACCAAACAGAAAAGGCTTATTGCTCAATGTATGCAGGCATACAGTCGTGTTGGTATAATTAGAAATGTTATTGATCTGATGAGCGATTTTGCAAGTCAGGGGCTTGTTCTTGTACATCCCAACAAGACTATCGAAAAATTTTATAGAAAATGGTTTCAAGAGGTTGGTGGCACAGATCGCTCTGAAAGGTTCTTGAACTATCTTTATAGAACCGGCAATGTAATAACCCGAAGAAGCACTGCAAAAATAAACACGAAGCAAGAAAGAGCTTTGAAAAGCGCAGTCGCCGCTGACACAAAAATAGAAGATATAAACTTTAAAAGCAGAGAAATACCTTGGGGATATGATTTTCTAAATCCTTTAAGTGTTGATGCTGTTGGCGGTGTTCAACTAGGAAAGCCGGAGTATGTGATGAAACTATCGCATAATTCTCATCAGGCTTTAATGTCCTCTAATAATAAAAAGACGCTACCTCAAGATTTGTACAATAGATTAAAAAATGGTGAAAGAACCATACCTCTAGATCGAAATAAAGTTGATTTTTTCTTTTATAAAAAAGACGATTGGATGGTTTGGTCTGATCCAATGATTAGCTCTATTCTTGATGATATTATCATGTTAGAGAAAATGAAGCTAGCAGATATGGCGGCTTTGGACGGCGCTATTTCTAATGTTAGACTTTGGACCGTTGGTGATTTAGATCACAAAATTATACCGACTAAGGCTGTTATCAATAAATTAAGAGATATACTAGCCAGCAACGTCGGCGGTGGAACGATGGATATGGTTTGGGGACCGGAACTGAAATTTACTGAAAGTCAATCTCAAGTATATAGATTTTTAGGATCTGAAAAATATCAGCCGGTTCTTACGAGTATCTATGCCGGTTTGGGAATACCTCCTACCCTTACCGGCGCCGCTGGCGGTGGTGGTTATACTAACAACTACGTTTCGCTAAAAACGCTTGTCGAGAGACTAGAGTACGGTAGAGAGATACTATCTAGCTTCTGGAGAAAAGAGATAGCAATAGTTCAAAAGGCTATGGGCTTTAGATATCCTGCTGAAATACATTTTGACTCTATTGTTCTATCTGATGAAGCAGCCCAGAAAAAATTACTGATGGACCTTGCGGATAGAGATATAATTTCTCAAGAAACCCTACTTGAAAGATTTAGAGAGATACCTTCAATTGAAAAGGTTAGAGTTAAAAGAGAGGTTAGAGATAGAGATTCCGATCCGCTTTCTCCTCAAAAGGCAAGTCCATATCACAATCCACAACATGCCCATGATGTTGCTAAGATTGGCATAACCAAGGACATTGTAGACAATGAAGAATATTTTGAGAAGTATAATATTCCTTTTAGTCCTCCTCAAGATCCGGTAGAAAACGTCCCTCAGAATGGACCAAGACAGGAGAAAAACGAGCCGATTCAAGAAGCCGGTCGTCCTATGTTTTCTAGAGATACGCAAAAAAGGAAACAAAAAAGGGTTCTACCAAAAAGCTCTGACACGACTGTAGCTATGTTATGGGCTATGGATGCGCAGGCGAAGATATCAGAAGTTCTATCTCCTATTGCACTTGCTCACTTTGAAAAGAAAAATATTAGAAGTTTAACCAAGTCAGAAGTAGATCAGTTAGAGCATTTAAAATTATGTATACTTACTGGGTTGCAGCCATTTATGGAGATAGATGAAACAATAATCAAAAACTTGTTAGAAAGCCAGAAAAACCCACCAAGAGAATTCGTTTCCTTCGCGTCTGAAAAGGTTGAGCAGTTTGTTAGCACAAATAATAGACAGCCGAGTAGTAATGAGATGAAGTTAATTTACTCAACTGTCTTTGCTGAATTGAGCGATTTTTAACCATAAAAAACCAACAAATCAAAAATTTGTGTATTATGAAACTGGAGGTATTCAATATGGAAATATATAAATCAGAAATAGAGGCCGGATTATCCGACCTTCTACAAAATAATAGTGTCGCATATTGCGCTCAAGCTAATCTTCATAAGGGTAGTATCGAGGCCGCTAAGGTTGTCATATCCGATGTTGATGTGCTTGAGAAGGTAATAGCTCAAAACAAGGACCAAATGGATTTATATTATCTTGAGTCCGTATTAGTTTCTACCGGCTGGAACAAAAATGATGACGTTTTTGATCCTCAAGAAACTTGGGCTGCTAGAAATACCCCAGAAGACAAACAATTCAATTTTATGCACAATGAAGATGACATCATTGGACATATAACTGGCAGTTATGTCGTTGACCACGAGGGTAATCACCTTTCGCAAGAAGAAAAACCTGAGCAGTTTGATATTATTACTCAGGCGGTTCTTTATACTAGCTGGTCTGGAGAAGAAAAGCGCGAGCGCATGAATAAGATCATCGCAGAAATCGAAGAGGGTAAATGGTTCGTTTCGATGGAGTGTCTTTTTCCGGCCTTTGATTACGCTCTGCAAACGGCAGAAGGTCAAACAAAAATCATAGAAAGAAATGAAGCCTCTGCTTTCCTAACGAAGCATTTGAGGGCTTACGGTGGGGAAGGTACTTACGAAAACTATAGAATTGGCAGATTATTACGAAACTTAGCATTCTCTGGTAAAGGTCTTGTTTCAAAACCTGCTAATCCGCGTAGTATTATTTTGGACAAGAGTGAATATTTTGACGAATCAAAATCACAAACGTTAACTATTTCTTCAATCAAGGAGATGAAAATGTCAGATCACGATAAGCAGATCGAAGATTTGCGAGCAGAGTTGGCAGAAGCAAAAGCTGCTAACGAAGCACTAAAAGGGCAGGTTGTTGCAGAGCAGCAGTCTGAGTTTGAAGCCAAGATCCAAGCTTTAGAAGCTACTATTGCGGAGCAAGCTGGCACAATCGAGGCAAAAGACGCAACGATTGCGGAGCAGGCTGAAGCAATCAAGAATGGCGAAGAAGACATGAAAAATAAAATGGATGAGCTTCGCGAGATGAAAAAGAAAGAGGCCATGATGAAGCGTAAGGCACAGCTAGAAGAAGCTGGTCTTGACGCCGAAGAAGCTTCTGCTACTGTCGAGTCTTTTGATGGCGTAAACGATGAAGCTTTCGAGGCTGTCGTTGCTGTCATGAAGAAAAAGTATGCTAAAGAGTACGACGACAAAAAAGAAAAAGAAGAAAAAGACGCTAAGGCGGAAATCGAAGAAGAGCTTGATGCAGCAGAAGCTAGCGAAGAAGTTCTTGAAGAGGCGGAAGCATCGGAAGAAGTGGCTATTTCTGAAGTAGAACCAGAAGTTGATCCAGCAGAGTCGCTCCGCAGTGTTGCAAGCGAATGGATTGGTTCTTTCTTGCAATCAACACCAAAAAAATAATTAATTTTTTCTAAAGGAGATAAATAATGGCTCTTAAATCAGATAGAAGTGTTCTAGATACTGACATTTCGTTCTTCATGAACGAAGCAGCTACCAGAGGCGGCGTTGCTTCTGTTAGCACTGGAGGCTCTGGAGCAGCTATGGATCAAGGCGAGGCTTTGGTTACTTACGCTGCGCTACCATCCGGTGCTGTTCCTGTTGGACTCTTGTTGAACGATATGGTCAATATTGACCTTACTCGTCAGCATCTTAACCAGCACAAAGA